GCCCAGTCAATTCCGGCTTTGAAAAGAGAAAATACAGGCGGTCCAGCAGCCAAAGCAGTTGTCCCGAGCACACTTGCAGCGCGGCCAAGATCAATCTCACCAGGTAAATCACCCTGATGAAGTGGCAAGCCACTAGATTGTCCCTGAGCCTCAATCTTCTTCTTCAATTCTTTTTGAGCCTTCGAAAAAGAAGTCAGAGAAAGAGGTAAAAACGTTCGAGGTCCTGCGAGATCAACGCCTTCAAAACGACCATACACTTCAAGATAGTAAGTTGAACTTACTGAACTATCAATGTAATTAGTCGAAGTTGGAGTCGTAGAAATTCTCACATACCACATATTTAACAAGTTCTCTGCAAAAGTTTGAGCCCAATCATGAGGCCAGATAAACGGCAATTTAAGTTCTACCGAATCCTGGTCATTAAGTGATAGGACAACAATATCTCTTGCTTCCAACATGCTTGCATTATTCTGAATGAACGGGGTTCTGCCAACATGAACATATCCATATTGTTGCGGTAGGGAACGCGCAACAATACGAAGGACAATGTTCTGCCAACGGTGGTACTGATAATAGGCCATAATATTAGCTGGCGCTAATGCTTTTACGATTAAGTCGTATGCATTTAGCGTCAGCACATTACTAAAACCTATGGCAAAGCTAGCCACATCCAACAAATACTCCCGTTCGAGTATTGTTTTGTTTTGCTGATGAGAGTTATCCTGAAAAGTTGCTTCCGTGTTGCGCACGTGTAGCGTTTCCTCAGTTAACTCAAACTTATTTAATGCGTGCACTTCAGCAGTGCTTTCGGGCGCATCTCCCATAAAAGAATCATTTGTAGCAGTTTCATTTCTAGCATCATACGAACCACCTGGCGAACCAAACACAGGCAGCTCTCGCTTAATTTGCTTATTAGAATGTGGCGCGAACCCCGATTGCGCAATAACCGGACCCATGCATTCCACATAATCATAGTTTTCAGTCATAGTGGACTCCACGTTGTGCATACTGCCCAACAACCTATTGTACCAATACATATAGTCTTTCACATAAATGCGCGCGTTTCCAACTGCTGCCCATTCACGTAACTTCCTACAAAATTCTCGGTACTCCACCTCGCCATGAAGACTCATCTCCATGCAGGCATTCTTGATGTTCATTTGAAGCATCTCATCAGGCGAACACTCATCACTGTGTCGAATCCACGCAATCATTCCATAAATGGAACTTGGGTCTAGCGGGGCAACGACAGCAGCAACATGAGCTTGTTCACTTAAAAGACACTTAAAGGTTCGACTCAGAAAACTGAGTTCGTGGGCTTCCAAAAAAGCCTTTTCAACATCACCTTTATTAGGAGTAGTGTAACGCATGCCAAAGAAATTTTTAAATCCATCTCTTAAAACATACATATTATACCATTCCTCCACATCCTTAGATACTTTCCCGATATTGTCATCTCCATAAGTCCTCAAACGTACACAGTTTTTAAACTTGTAAGAGGAGTTAGGTCGACTCCAACGAAAAATTCCTTGATGTATGCACCAATTCAAAAAAGAATTAGCGAAAGAAGTAAGCCAGTGTCCAGAGGGTATACCCCGATCTAATTTCAAAACCATTCGTCCATAAAAGACAAAACAATTTAGAACAGATCGAGCCACCCACTTTAACCGGCGC